ATAAAGTTCCATCAGTTTTAATGGCTAAGCTATGAGAAAAACCAAGACCAGCCGATGACCATGTAGTTAATGCACCAACTTGTATTGGACTAGATCTATTTGTAGTATCTCCTAAACCTAATTGGCCTTCATTATTCCTACCCCAAGACCACATTGTACCATCTGTTTTAATTGCCGTAGAACTCCATGTTTTAGCATTTAGGGTTGCCCACGTGGTTAACGCACCTATTTGAACTGGACTGGATTTGTCTATAGTTGTGCCATCTCCAACATTGCCAAAAGTATTTTTACCCCATGCCCACATATATACCGGAGGCGGAGGATTCGGAGGATCCCATGTCTGCACATTCATTCCACCAAGAGCAAAGTTAACATTTGTAATTTGCATTTTAATTCTTTCTTATACGTTTTATATCAGTTAATGCCAATACTCTGTTATGGAGTTTTGCAAACTAGAAAATTGAAATTATTTGTATCCGAAGTTCCAGGATTCGCCCCTGTGGCAAAATTAACTATTTGCCCAGACGTTGAGGACCAAATATTAAAAGCATGACTTGAAAATACCCATCCATAAACATTTATTGCATCATTATAACTAAGTACTGCTGTAAGACTTTGAAGTTCCGCAACAGTAGCTGATCGCCAGGTTCCTGCCGAAAAGCCTAACCCAGTAAAGTTTGCGGCGTAGGTTTGAGACTGTGCATAATTTCCACCTGTAGTCATGGGAGCCCAGGTCAACCCAACCAAAGTAACATAACCTGCAGGCAAAACTATAGGTCCACCTTGTACTTGCATTCCGCCCAATAACTCTAATCCTGATAATCGCATCTTATGCCTTTAGATTCTTTATATGAGTTTTATGCACACGGCATTGCACTTGGCCGTTGTAATAATCTTCTGTTTCTAAAACTCGTCTATCCATTTGTTCTCTTGCTTCTAAATAATTGCACAGGCCTTTGTTTGGGCATATATGCAGTATCTCTCGTATAAACTTATCCGCACCATGCGTTTCAACATCTTTCTTAACCTCATCAGATGAAGACCAATAATCTCTCCAATCTGACTCAACCTTTAATCTTTTCTTCTTACCCTTAACTACCTTTGTTCTGCGAAACCAAAACAACTTTTTACCTATATACTTGCGATTCGTGGCAGTATTGGTAATCAAGTACACATAACCATAAGCGTCGTCTGGAATAAGTTCTAAAGGGTTTCCGTTATATAGCCACATCTAAATACCAATATTAAATTAGTATTTATACGGTTTCCCAATAGTCGTTTCCGTCCGAAAAGTTATCACCATCATCCCTGGGTGGAACAAAGAAGTAATCGTCGGGATTTGTCATTATATCTTCGGCGTCTTCAGCTAATCCGCCGGTTCCCATGATGCCGGCTCGTTGCAGCATTTGGGTTTGTATAGATTTCTTATATCTATGCTCTTCAGATTCTTCGCGTGCCATGTATGCCGCTTGCTTTTCTGAAAAGACTTTCTTTTGTTCCGTATTCCATTGTCTGGAATTTGCGCAGGCGCGAGAACAGAACTTACCTGGTTTGGTATGTTCTGTGCTGCACTTAGGACACGTCTTCGTCTTCGTACTCATCCTGTTGGTCTGCATCCATATGTGCTCCGCAGAATGGACAAAACTCTACTTTATAATAGTCTTCGTCAAGATCAAAATTTATCTTGAAGACGCCATCACATTCGACACATTCGTGGTGTTGTTTTCTTGCCATGTCAATCCTCTCTTTTTAGTTTCTGCATCAAACACTCGTTGACGCAGGTCAGATGAACTAAAGAAATGATCTCGTTTATTGAAATACAATTCTATTCCTCTTTTCAAGCAAATGTCTTTGCCTGTATATTCTGTATCTTTATATTCTTCACCTAAGATTCTTACATCAATTGGCAATGCCATAAAGATATCCTCGAGCTCTTTCTCCGTTGAATATACTATAATCTCATCAACATGCTTGCATGATGATACCTGAATTTGTCTCTCAATGATTGACTGCACAGGTCTGTTTTTAGATTTTCTATCTATTGTGGGATCGATTTGAATCGCAGCAATTAGATAATCGCATTGACGCTTTGCTTCCTCCAACATAATCACATGACCTGCATGGAACAGATCAAATGTGGAACACGTAATTCCAATTTTTTTGTTTACACTCATATTTTCTCCACTTCAATGTTACATTTATTTAAAAATTCTATACCTTCATTGCTTCTATACTCATTGCGATAGAATACTTTTTTAATCCCTGCTATATGTATAAGCTTTGCACAATCAAAACAAGGTGCATGGGTAATATACATTGTAGCACCTGCACCTGATTCATTGGATTGTGCCAACTTTCCAATCGCATTCATTTCTGCATGAATAACTTCTGGCTTTGTCTCATATCTATATGATCCCATTTTATGCCATGGGCCACCTGGATCTATTATATACTGCGATTCTTGATATATTTCATTCTCACAATTATTATCCCATCCAGCAGGTGTGCCGTTGTATCCAATAGATATAATTCTATTATCTTTCTCAACAACCGCGCCGACCTTTAATCGTTTGGCGGAAGACAAAGCAGCATAACCTTCAGCCGCCACCATATGTGCATAATCAAATTTACTCATTTCCAACTCACCATTTTAAATCTTTCCTTAGGTACACCAAAGTATTTACATTTCCAATCACTTTGAGCAAAAAAGTCTAAATGATACCATTCATCTTTATGCTTAAGTATTTCTTTAGCAGCATTATCCCAATCTATAGTTGCAAACTCTGCTTGTACTAACAATTTACAGGCTTGCACTTCTTCACAATCAAACCCATCATATTCCCAATGTAATACTTCAAAGCAATTGCCGTGCCTATCAACATAATCCATAGAGAAATCTAATCCCCATTTTGGACGTAATGATATAACTTTATGCACTAAAGGTAATTGTTTTGCCCAATATGTTAGTTCAGCTAATGCTTCACCTTCATACCCTTTTCGTTCAAATAACAAACTATGGTTTAGAACTGCACCTTCTATCTTAGGATATTGTGTAAACCAATCTTCTTTTAATGCTGAACGATGTGGTCTATGTTTTTTATCTTTTTGCCTATTACTATAAGCATAATGTCTTTCCAATTCAGTTAGATCATAACCATTTTGGTCAAACAGTTCCACATCTTCCGGTGTGGGTGTGTATAATATTTTATCAATGGGTTTAGACCAATAACCATTTGTGTTAAAAGAATTATTGGTTAATTCAATTTTCATCCCATTTTCCTTCAGGGCATTTTGCTCCAGGTATCATAGTCTTTGCCCATATAGAGCATCCACATTTATCGCACACCTTAGCACCAATGATAGTAGTAAGATGTTCACACTTGTCGCAAATTTCTCTGCGTTTTAATGTGAAACTTATTTCATTATTACTATTCATTTTATTTTATAATAGGTCCGCCTGTTATCCACAGTTCACAACTTCTAGTACCCGCACATTTAAAATGTAGTAAATTGCAATATCCTAAATCTGCAGATTCTCTAGTTTTCTCTGCTTCATATGCCTCTTTACCCATGCCGCCTTCTATACATTTATACATTGCGTCAGTTATATTGAACGCAGCGCAATTAGCACATTGCATAGTCTTGGCCGTTTTTTCACTAATACCCCATTGCTTAGCAGAAACTTTCCAGTAGTCTCCTGGTTCATCTGGATTAGCTGGTCCATAATGATGTTTATCTATAGCTATTTGTCTATTCTTAACATTGATGTTTAAATTTTGAGTAGCTATAGGGCATCCGTTTTTAGGTGCCTCCGATAATAGTTCTTTAAAAGTTTTCATTTTTGTTTTGCCCAAACATCTTCCCAGTTACCTGTATGTGCTGCCTTAGCATAATCGGTTGCTCTATTCTCAAAGAAGTTAGTGTGAATAGGTGCATTAATCATTTCTTCAACCCAAGGTAGCGGATTCTTTTTGACCTTCATAATACCCTTAAGACCAAGACTAATAAGTCTACGATCAGTAATATAACGGATATACTGTTTGACATCGGCGGATGTTAAATTTTCCATAGGACCCATGGCAAATGCCAAATCAATAAAGCTTTCTTCGAGCATAACCATTTGCTCAGCAATTGTATACAGTTGTCCTTTGAGGTCATCGTTCCATATTTCCGGATTCTCTTGTATATATGTTCTGAATAATTTAATCATAGACTCACAATGCTGAGTCTCATCTACAATAGACCAAGTAACAATTTGTCCCATGCCCTTCATTTTGCCATGACGAGGGAAATTCAACAACATAATAAAGGAACTAAACAGTTGCATACCTTCTGTAAATGCTGAGAAGATAGCAATATGCTTTGCTGTATTTTCCTTTGTGGAATTCTGCAATGAAATGTTAGTAACATAATCATGCTTGGCTTTCATTTCTTCATAAGCCAAGAACTCATTATACATTGTCTCGGGCAATCCTAATGTCTCAATTAAATGGGAATATGCTGCAATATGCAGAGCTTCACGCGCCGCAAAGCCCAATAACATCATTCGCACTTCAGGCTGTGGAAAGTATGGTAAGTAGTTATTAACATACCCACCTGCAACATCAATATCACCTTGAGTAAAAAATCTAAAGATGTGTGTGAGAAATTGTTTTTCTTCAGCAGTTAGTTTCTTTTTCCAATCCTTAACATCTTCTACCATTGGTACTTCAGTATGAA